GGATGTGATAGTTACGATATATCAGGAACCGTAGATGGCGAAGGCTCTAAAGGCGCGTTGCATGGGTTAACAAAGTTTTCAATGGAAGACGCTCCAGCTAACACGTTTTTTCTAGAATATTTATCTAGACCTCAAACAGCTGAAATATTTTTTGAAGATATATTAATGGCTATAGCTTTTTACGGCATGCCAATATTGGTTGAGAACAACAAACCGAGATTATTATATTACTTAAGAAGAAGAGGGTACAGGGGTTTTAGCATGAACAGGCCAGATAAAGTTTGGAATAAATTATCTGTTGCGGAAAAGGAGGTTGGTGGAATACCCAACTCTAGTGAAGATATTAAACAAGCCCACGCAGCGGCTATAGAAATGTATATACAAGATCATGTTGGTATAAAGTCTGATGGAACATTTGGCAATTTATATTTTAACACCTTGTTAAACGATTGGGCTAGATTTGATATAAATAAAAGAACAAAGTTTGATGCTACGATAAGTTCTGGTTTAGCTATAATGGCTTGCAATAGGCACTTATATGCTCCGAATGTAAAAGTTGAGAAATCAAAATTAAACATAAATATTGCTAAGTATAAAAATACAGGTAGCATTTCTAAATTAATTAAAGAATAAATATGGCAGAGTCTGTTGTAAGTAAAAGTTATTTTCCTAGTCAAGTAGTTAGCGATATTGAGAAGCTAAGCTATGACTATGGTCTTAAGGTTGCTAAAGCTATTGAGCACGAGTGGTTTAATGATGATACGCAAGGTAATAGATATAGATCTAATAGAAATCATTTTCACAGTTTAAGACTGTACGCGAGAGGAGAGCAATCAATTCAAAAGTATAAGGATGAGTTATCAATTAATGGTGATTTGTCCTATCTTAATTTAGACTGGAAACCAGTGCCTATTATATCTAAGTTTGTAGATATAGTCGTAAACGGTATAGCAGAAAGAATGTATGATATAAAAGCTTTTTCTCAAGATCCTTATGGTGTGTCTGAAAGGACAGCTTATATGGAAGCGCTAATGTCAGACATGGCTACTCTTGAATTAAACGAGTTTACAAAAGGAGCTTATGGTATTGATATGTCAAGAACAGATCAAGAAAAATTACCAGAAACAGAAGAAGAACTACAGTTACACATGCAGTTGACATACAAGCAAAATATTGAGTTAGCTGAGGAACAAGCTATAGCAACGTTGATGAACGGTAATAATTATGAGCTTATAAAGAAAAGATTTTACTATGATTTAGCCGTGTTAGGTATCGGTGCTGTTAAAACTGGCTTTAACACGTCTGAAGGTGTTGTTATTGATTACGTTGATCCCGCTGACTTAGTATACTCTCATACCGATTCACCGTATTTTGAAGATGTATATTACGTTGGAGAAGTTAAAAATATACCTATAAACGAGTTGGCTAAACAATTTCCTTATTTAGACCACTCAGAATTAGAAGATATAGTTAAAAGCTCTACGTATCACCGAGCAAATTACAACCATCAAGGTAACAATAGGGGTAAAGAAGATAACAACAAAGTACAGGTGTTGTATTTTAATTATAAAACTTATATGAATGAGGTTTATAAAATGAAAGAAACTAGTACCGGTGCTAGTAAGATTATACCTAAAGATGATACATTTAATCCACCTGAAGATAAGAAAGGAGAGTACGGTAAATTAATACGCTCTATAGAGTGTTTATATGAGGGAGCATTAATATTAGGTACAAATAGATTACTTAAATGGGAGATGGCAAAAAATATGATGCGTCCTAAAAGTGATTTTACTAAAGTTAAAATGAATTACGCTATTGTAGCACCTAGAATGTATAACGGTAAGATAGAGTCGTTAGTTGGTAGAATTACTGGTTTTGCTGACATGATTCAATTAACACATTTAAAGCTACAACAAGTGATGGCTCGTATGGTACCAGATGGGGTTTTTCTTGATGCTGATGGTTTAGCCGAAATAGATCTTGGTAATGGAACGAATTATAATCCACAAGAAGCTTTAAACATGTTCTTCCAGACTGGTAGTATAATAGGTAGATCAATGACGCAGGAAGGAGATATGAATGCCGGTAGAGTTCCTATCCAAGAAGTATCTAACGGTGCTGGTGCTGGTAATAAAATGCAAGCTCTTATAGGTAATTATAATTATTATCTACAAATGATTAGGGATGTGACCGGTCTTAATGAAGCAAGAGATGGTAGCATGCCGGATAAAAATGCTTTAGTTGGAGTACAAAAACTAGCAGCAGCAAATAGTAACACAGCAACAAGACATATATTACAAGCTGGGCTATTTTTAACATCTGAAGTAGCAGAGTGTTTATCACTTAGAATATCTGATATATTAGAATACTCACCAACTGCTGACGCTTTTGTACAAGCTATAGGAGTTCACAATGTTGCTACGTTAGAAGAAATATCTAAATTACATCTTTACGACTTCGGTATATTTATAGAGCTAGCGCCAGATGAAGAGGAAAAAATGATGCTAGAAAATAATATACAAATGGCGATACAGCAACAACTAATAGACTTAGAGGATGCTATAGATCTTAGAGAAATTAAAAATATAAAACTAGCTAATCAGTTACTTAAAATACGTAGAAAAAGAAAAGCAGACAGAGATAACAAAGTACAAAGAGAGAATATGCAGATGCAGTCTCAATTAAACGTACAGTCTCAAGAGGCCGCTGCTCAAATGGAAGTTCAGAAAGAAAATGCTAAAAATGAAGCTGAAATGCAGTTAGAGCAAATGAAATCCCAGTTAGAATCCCAAAGGATGACGGAAGAGGTTGAGTATAAAAAACAACTCATGCAATTAGAGTTTGAAATGAACATGCAGTTAAAAGGCGTAGAGGTTGAAGGTCAAAAAACAAAGGAAAGAATGAAAGAAGACCGTAAAGACGAAAGGACTAGAATTCAAGCTAGTCAACAAAGTGAGTTAATAGAGCAAAGAAAAAGTGAAAAAGCACCTAAAAACTTTGAGTCAGCAGGTAATGATATACTTGGTGGTGGTTTCGATTTAGGAGCATTTGAGCCCAAATAAAATTTAATTAAATGAAATATAATTTAATGCAACCGTTTTTTGTTAAAGGCGGTGCAATAAAAATGGACGCTATAGAAAAGTGGAAAGACAAGTCTTATCTTAAGCAAAAGTTTAATAACATACCTGTTAAAGTAGAACAATATAAATCTAACGATAATATGGAGATTTCTAAAGGTATAACAAAAACAATTTGTTTTAACGATTACATAGATAATTTACATAGCGGTTGGTATTTAGCAGATAGTGGTTTACGTGGTATGAATATTAATAAAGACATTCATAGTGATATTCACAACCCTTACCTTTCTGGTCCATTTGAAGAGAAACCCATGGAAATTCTTTTGTTTTTAGGTAAAGACACTAAAACAGGAGCACACCTACATGTCTCACCATATGATTTTGTATTGCATCAAGTGGTGGGAAGAAAAATAGTACATTTACTAGATTTTGACCAATTAACATTAAATCCTGTTTTTCATTCAAGATTTAATTTTAGTAAAGAAAATTTTTTTAAATTAGACAGGTCTAAATATAAAGTGTATACTTTTGAACTAGAACCAGGTGACGTATTATATTTACCACCTTGGATGTGGCATGCTGTTGAAAATATTGGTTACACTATAGGCGTAACAAAGCTATTTGAAAGAGATGATATTTATTTAAAACTAAAAAGATTCAAACAACTAAAACACAGAAGTCTTGTGCAGAGCTTAATGGGTAATGTACAGTCTTTAGTAAGAAAATTAACATTAAACTAATTATATTATATTATGGAAGAAAACAAAGAAGTAGTTGAAGAAACTACACAACAAGAAAACCCTGTAAAGGAAGAACCTAAAGTAGATGATAAGGTTGAAAAATTAAAGGTTAAAGAAAAACCTAAGATGAAAAAGTTTAATCAACAAAGTGAAGATATTATTAAAGTTGATTTAAGTAAACCACCAAAAACAGAAAAAGATGCCGATACAAAGCAAGAAGCAACAGACGTGGCTGATGATAAACAAGCCGAAACTGTACAAGAAGTGGTTGAAGAAATACCATCAGAACAAACCACCGTTCAAGATGAAGACACACCCGTTGTTGAAGAAGTTACAGATGAAAAAGTAGAAGAAAAAGTTGAAGAAGTAAAAGAACAAGTAGAAGAAGCTGTAGCTGTAGCTGAAGCAACCGGTAAACCGCTTCCAGAAAATATTCAAAAGTTAATTGACTTTATGGAAGAGACTGGTGGTGATATAGCGGATTACGTAAACCTTAATAGAGATTACAGTAAGTTAGATGACGTTGCTTTATTAAGAGAATATTACACACAAACAAAACCTCATTTAAACTCTGAAGAAATAGACTTTATGATGCAAGACATGTTTAATTATGACGAAGAGGCAGATGATGATGTAGATATAAAAAGAAAAAAATTAGCGTTAAAAGAGCAAGTTGCCAACGCTAAATCTCAACTGGAAGAGAACAAATCCAAATACTATGAAGATATCAAGGCTACAAAATTGGTAAATCCAAAACAACAAGAAGCCGTAGATTTCTTTAATAGATATAACAAAGAGTCGGAAGAAAATGAAAAAGTAGCAAAAGGTATGCAAGAAATTTTTACTCGTAAAACTGATGAGGTTTTTAACGATAAGTTCAAAGGTTTTGAATATAAAGTCGGAGAGAAAAAATTTAGGTATAATGTTAGTAACGCTGAACAAGTTAAAAATACACAGAGCGATGTTAATAATTTTGTCGGGAAGTTTCTTGATGAGAATTATACAATGAAGGATGCTCCTGGTTATCACAAAGCCTTGTACACGGCAATGAACGCAGATGCTATAGCTAATCACTTTTATGAACAAGGTAAGTCTGACGCTATGAAAGATAGTGTTGCTAAGGCTAAAAATGTTGATATGAAGCCAAGACAGTCCCATAAAAAGGTTGAAACTAGTGGAGTTAAATATAAAGTGTTAGGTGATGATTCTTCTGATTTTAAGTTTAAAATTAAAAATCGAAAATAATTACAAATTTAAAATTACAAAAAAATGGCAATTACACCAGGAGGTAGTTTGAATAGTGTACCAGCTCCACAGCAGGTAGCGCTTACTACAAACTACATAGATTTCCGTGGCGGGACAACCGGATGGGAACAACAATACCTGCCTGACTTAATGGAAAAAGAAGCTGAAGTTTTTGGAAACAGAACAATCGGTGGATTTTTATCACAAGTTGGAGCAGAAGAGCCTATGAGCTCAGACCAAGTAGTCTGGTCAGAACAAGGAAGATTACACAAATCATACACTGGAACAGTTTCAACAGCTGCTACATCACGAGTTACTGTCGCGAACGATATAGATGGTAGTTCTGGATTTACAGCTGCAGCACATGGTCTTAGAATAGGTGATACTATTCTTGTATCATCTGCTACTAAAACAGCGGTATGTTATGTTAGTGCACACGTTTCAAGTACTATTGTTACAGCACTTCCGTATAAATTTGAAAACCTAAACGATGCTGGTTTTTCTGATTCTGATGCTTGTACAGTATTAGTATTTGGATCTGAGTATTCTAAAGGAACAACAGGAGCAAGTGCTACAACTGCAGACTCTAACCAGGGTACTGGTAACGTAGTTCAACCTACTTTTACTTCATTCTCTAACAAACCTATCATTATAAAAGATGTATACGGTGTGTCTGGATCTGACGCTTCAGCTATTGGCTGGGTAGAAGTTTCTAACGAGGATGGTACTGGTGGTTACTTATGGTACTTAAAAGCTGAATCTGAAACTAGAATGCGTTTCGCAGATCAATTAGAAATGTCAATGTTAGAATCTGTTGAAGGTGATGTTGGTACAGGTACTGGTAACTCTCAGGTAGATACTATACTTAACACGTCTACAGCTACTGCATTTGGTACTATGGGTTTATGGGAAGCAGTTTCAACTAGAGGTAATGCTTCTTCTGGTATTACCGGTGGTGGTTCTGATTTAGCAGAATTTGATGCGATTATCGCTGAGTTTGATAAACAAGGTGCTATTGAAGAAAACATGGTATTTGTTAATAGAGCTACGTCTCTAGCGATTGATGATATGTTAGCTTCAATGAATTCTTATGGTGCTGGTGGTACTTCTTATGGAGTATTCAGTAACTCTGAAAGCATGGCGCTTAACCTAGGTTTTGCTGGTTTCCGTAGAGGTTCTTATGATTTTTATAAATCAGATATGAGATACCTTAACGATAAATCTACAAGAGGTGGTATTAATGATAGAGACACTGTTAATGCAATACGTGGATGTTTCATCCCAGCTGGTGTTACTTCAGTTTATGACCAAATGTTAGGTAAGAATCTTAAACGTCCTTTCTTACATGTAAGATATCGTGCTTCTCAAACAGAGAGCAGATACATGAAAACTTGGATTACAGGTTCTGTTGGAGCAGCTACATCTGATTTAGATGCAATGTTAGTTCATTACTTATCTGAAAGATGTTTAGTTACTCAAGGTGCTAATAACTTTATGTTATTGAACTAATCAATTTTTAAAAGGGAGGGCGGCATGCATGTAAACGCTCTCTGCCCTCCTTTTTATTTTTATTAATTTTTATTATATTATATTATGGCAAAGAAACAAAAACAAACGAAAGTTGAGGTAAGAGAACCTCAAGTTCAAGAACAAACGGTTGTCGTTGAACAACCAAAACCAAAGATGGAAACACCATCTAAATCTAAAAAGAAATACAGTACAAGTCTAGAAAAAAATTGGGAATTTAAAGACAGGATGTATTACTTAGTGGATGATAAAAGACCTTTATCAAGGTTAATAAAATCTAATGGCATATATTATTTTGACGAAGAAAGAGGTTACGAAAGAGAACTAAAAAACACATCTAACCAACGAACTTGTTTTGTAGACGAAATGGTTGGTGATCAAAGATTAGAACATATAATCTTTAGAAGTGGTTTTTTAAATGTTCCTAAAAACAAACAAACGTTACAAAAGTTATTATCATTATACCATCCGCACAAAGGTGTTGTGTTTAATGAATTTAACCCTGTTAAAAAAGCGGTTGATGAAGTCGCGGGTATCGAGCTAGAAATAGAAGCTTTAAATACGGCTATGGAGTTAGATATAGATCTAGCAGAAGCTGTGTTAAGAGTTGAGTCTGGTTCTAAGGTATCAGAGATGAGTTCTAAGGAGATTAAAAGAGATTTATTACTATATGCTAAGCGCAATCCTAGATTATTCTTAGATTTAGTTAATGATGAAAATGTACATCTTAGAAACATAGGTATTAAAGCCACTGAGTTGGGTATAATAACTTTATCTCAAGATCAAAGAACATTTACATGGACTTCTAACAAAAGAAAGCTAATGAATATTCCTTTTGAAGAACACCCATATTCAGCTTTAGCTGCATGGTTTAAAACTGATGAAGGTATGGAGGTTTTTTCGAGTATTGAAAAGAAGTTAAAACAATAATCAACTTGTAGTAAGCAGTCGCCCTACGGGGCGATTGTTTAACTACTAAATAATAGTGGTATGAAACCAAAAGGCTTAGGCGACACAATTGAAAAGTTTACAACTACTACTGGAATCAAATCCTTCACTAATTTTTTAAATAGAAACGGGGTTTTTGGTAAAGCAGGTTGTGGATGTAACAAAAGAAAAGAAGCTTTAAACAAAGCTTTTCCTTATAAAAATAGAAAATAAATGGCAGTAAATATAGATACAGTATATCAAAGAGTTTTAGCTATAACAAATAAAGAACAAAGAGGGTACGTTACTCCTCAAGAATTTAACTTAATGGCTAACCAGGCTCAAATGGATATTTTTGAACAATACTTTTACGATGTAAATCAAGTTGGGAGAATACCTGGTAATAGTACAGAGTATTCAGATATGCTCGATGTATTAAACGAAAAGTTAGCTTTGTTTAAACAAACTAGTGGAAACTTAGCTTTCTCTAATGGCGCTTTTGCACTACCAGCAAACATGTATAAATTGGGTACGGTTATTTTTGATGGTTTAATAGAGGTAGAAGAAATAAAAGAAAACGAGATGTTAACTATGTTTAACACAGATTTAGCAGTACCAACAGAACGAAGACCTGTTTATGTTAGAAACAGTAGAGGTGCAGTGATTTTCCCAAATTCAATAAGTAGTAACGTAAACTGCACATTTATTAGAAGACCTGCAACTGTAAACTGGTCTTATGTTATATTTAAAGAAGAAGCACTGTATGACGCTCCTAATAGTGTAGATTTTGAATTACACGATACAGAAGAATCGAAATTAGTGATAAAAATATTAGGCTTAGCAGGTGTAGTGTTACAAGACCCAGCTGTATACCAATTAGCCAATGCAAAAGAAGTTCAAAAAATTCAACAAGAAAAATCATAAATAAATGGCATTATTAAGACAAGACGAAGCAGCATATTATAATGATAAACGTGAGTATGGTAATTACCAATTCACATCATTAGATAATATTATAAATCAATTTCTAGTAGCATACGTTGGCGAGGGTAAGTTAATAAGCAAAGCAAGAAAAACAGAGGTTGCTTTTCATGCACAACGCGCTGTACAAGAGTTAAGTTTTGATACGTTTAAATCCGTAAAATCACAAGAGGTTACAGTTCCTAATTTTTTAACTATACCTCTACCACAGGATTATGTTAACTATACTAAAATAGCTTGGAGTGATTCAGGTGGAATAGAACATATTATACACCCGATGAGTAAAACCTCTAATCCACAAAGTAAAGGTAATTTAATTACTAATTCAGATTTTGATTTAGACTCTGCGGACTGGACGCTGGGTACAGGTTGGTCTCATGTAGATTATGATAATCATGGTGGTGTTATATTGGGAAGCACAGTGACAAATGGTAATAAATTAACTATACCTGTAGGTGTAAAGAATGGAATGAACTATATATTAAGGTACACTATAAGACACGCGGATCCTTTTGGTGTTGGTACTACTATATCTCCAGGGCCAACACAAACAGCGGGTAGGCTTGGTATAACTTTATATGGAGATGGTTATAAAGCTGTTCACGGTAACGATCAAGGTGTTCAGACTTACCAAAGTGGTGTTGGTGGTAAAATGTCAGAACTAAATTTACACACGAGTAATATAATGTTTTCTGCAGATACAACGCTTACTAATACTTTAGAATTTAACCCAGATCCGAATAATGATTTCACAGGCGCTATATCTAATGTTGCGTTAGTAGAAATACCACCAGGACAACAAGATGTCATATCTTCTACATGGTCATCATATAAAAGCTCAAGTCCTCAGGAAAACGTTAAAGAAGATCATTATAAAGACGATGTATACTGGCCATCTATTGGTCAACGATATGGATTAGATCCAGAAAGAGCACACGTTAATGGATATTTTTACATGGATGACATTACGGGTTTAATACACTTTAGTTCTAATCTTAGTGGTAAAACTGTAGTAATTAAATATATAAGTGACAGTCTTGGTACTGATGCAGAGTCTAGAGTTCACAAATTTGCAGAAGAAGCGGTGTACAAATGGATCGCTTACGGTATTGTTTCTACCACTATGGGTATGCCAGAATACATTATAAGAAGATACAAAAAAGAAAAAACAGCAGCTACAAGAACTGCTAAATTAAGATTATCAAATATCAAGATAGAAGAGATAACTCGAACTTTACGAGGGATGTCTAAACAAATAAAACACTAATATGCCTAGAATTAAACACGTTTTTAGTCAAGGTAAAATGAACAAAGACCTTGATGAAAGATTGGTTCCTAATGGCGAGTATAGAGAGGCTATGAACATAGAGGTGTCAACGTCTGAAAACGACGGTGTTGGCGCGGTTAAAAGCTTACAAGGAAATTACTCGTTACAGGGAAAATATAGTGATAAAATATATCAAGGTGATA